GGGAGAGGAGGGGACCCCCCTGCCTTTCCGTCCTATACCTCCCCGATCACGACCAGTACGGTCCCTAACGGTCCCTGCGTGGGCCAGACTGAGCAGGATTAAAAAGGATATGACCGAGACGATAACTCCCCGGTATGGGGCTACTGAGCCTCGCCTACATAGTCCCTACCTCAAGGGCCCTAATCGCGGCGAGGAGATTTCTCAGCTGGCAGACTCGATCGGTCTACCGCTTTTACCGTGGCAAAAGTTTTGTATTTCGGATATGACCGCGGTAGACGATGCCGGGATGTTTAGGAGGCGCTCTAACTTGCTCCTTACGTCGAGGCAACAAGGTAAAACGCACCTAGCTCGTATGATGATGTTAGGGCATATGTTTTTATTCGATAGCCCTAACGTACTTATTATGAGCTCTAATAGATCAATGGCCCTAGATACCTTTAGACAAGTGGCCTACGCGATTGAGGGCTCAGCTGATCTAAGCCGGCAGGTTAAGCAGATCCGGTACGCCAATGGCACCGAGTCGATCGAGCTTAAAAACGGGCACCGGCTCGACGTAGTAGCGGCAACCCGTGACGGATCTCGTGGCCGTAGCGCCTCGTTTTTGTACATAGATGAGCTACGCGAGATCAGCGAGGAGGGGTATCGCGCAGCTACGCCTACGACTCGTGCAAAGATCAATAGCCAAGCCTTGTACACGTCGAACGCAGGGGATGCGTTTAGTACTGTGCTTAATGACCTACGCGAGAGAGCTTTATCTAATCCTCCTGAGACTTTTGGCTTTTATGAATATTCGGCCCCAGCCTTTTCCAAAATTACGGACCGTAGCGCGTGGGCGTACGCTAACCCGGCGCTGGGATACTTATTCGATGAATCGGTATTAGCTGAGGCAGTCAGTACTCAGCCCATCGAAACCACAAAAACCGAGATGCTTTGTATGTGGATTACCAGTACCGCCAGCCCGTGGCCTCATATGTCGGTAGAGGAGTCCGGCGATAAAGACCTTAAGCTTGTACCCGGGCCTCTTACTATCTTTGCTTTTGACGTAGCTCCTAGCCGCCGCGATGGCTCGCTAGTTATGGGCCAAGTACTCCCCGATGGTCGGATAGGCGTAGCCGTACTTGAGATATTCCACTCAGACGTATCTATCGACGAGCTCTTTGTGGCTAACGCTATTGCTAAGTGGGCCAAGATTTACTATCCGAGGGCCGTAGCCTATGACAAGTACACGACCGCCTCGATCGCTAAGCGCCTTGAGGTAAACGGTATACAAATTATGGATATATCCGGGCAGAAGGGTTATCAAGCCTCCGGGGATCTCTACGAGGCTCTGGCTAACCATAGGCTCGTGCACTCTGGGCAAGATGAGCTTGTAACCTCTATGGCTAACTGCGCTGCAAAAGAAAGCGATGCAAGCTGGCGTATCATCCGGCGTAAATCAGCCGGGCCCGTAGATATTGCGATCGGCATAAGCTTTGTAGTCCACGTACTTACGCAGCCTTTAGGTGAGGCTAAAGTATACGTTTAGACACGCTATTTATAACCGTACTAATGCTTGACAATATGGGAAAATGGAGACTATGGGACTATTACAAACTCTGGGTTTTAAGTCAGCTGCTAAGCCGACTATCGAGGCTCAATATGCCCCAGCCGTTATGGATACTACATACGGCTACGGATCGTTTAATACTAATTCCGCTTTTGGATATAACGGTATTGGTATAGATCGCAATTTTGCTTTACAAGTCAGTAGCGTAGCTCGCTGCCGTAACCTTGTAGCTGGAGTAATCTCCTCGATCGACTTAGGACTTTACAAAAAATCTACCGGTGAAAAGCTTGGCTCTCCGGTATGGCTTGAGCAACCGGATCAACGCCAACCACGCAGCGTAACTATTGCTGCAACCGTAGATAGTCTTATGTTTTATGCAGTTGCATATTGGCGCGTTACCTCTTTGTATGCCGATGATGGCAGACCGTCGGGCTTTGAGTGGGTCGCTAATAATCGCGTTACATACACTACTAACAAATACGGTACTGAAGTTAAAGATTATTTTGTAGATGGTCAGCTTGTACCTATGGCCGGTATTGGATCTCTTGTTACTTTCCAATCTCTACTGCCTGGGGTATTGCAATCTGCAAGTACTACTATTAAAGCTGCGTGGGATGTACAAAAGGCCGCTGCCGTATCTGCCGCAACACCGATGGCCACTACTATATTGAAAAATAATGGAGCTGACCTACCCGAGTCACAAATACAAGGCATACTCGCCGGCTGGAACTCGGCTCGCAGAAATCGCAGTACGGCATATTTAACGTCCACTCTCAGTGCAGAAAATATCGGCTTTTCACCTAAAGAAATGGGCTACGTAGATTTTAGCCAGTACCTCGCTACCGAAATCAGCCGCGCTATGAACGTCCCGAGTTATCTAATTAGCGCGGATATGAATAACTCGATGACGTACCAAAATATATTAGATGGCCGTAAAGAGTTTGTAGCTTATTCTCTGCAGCCTTATATCTCAGCTATTGAGGATAGGCTCAGTATGAATGACATAACAAATGGCTCAAATCAGGTGCGTTTTGCGGTAGACGATACGTTTTTACGTGTCGATGCAAAAGATCGTTTAGATATTATCGAGAAAATGTTAAATCTCGATTTAATTGACGTAAACCAAGCTCGACAAATGGAACAACTAACACCGCTAGGAGATACAAGTGCTACTAACGTTTAGTCAAGAGATCCAAGCTGCAGATACAGAGCGCCGTATTATCTCTGGACTTGTCGCACCATATGGCGAGATCGGCCATACAAGCGCAGGCCCGGTAATGTTCGAGCGCGGCTCAATTACTTATGCAGATGCCTCTAAAGTTAAATTATTAATGCAGCATCAACAAGATAAGCCAGTAGGTCGCGCTATTTCATTCAGCGACTCTACAGAAGGCGTTTACGGATCGTTTAAGCTTTCGAGTAGCACTCGAGGACAAGATGCTCTCGTACTAGCGCAAGAAAACCTTGTATCTGGCTTATCCGTAGGGGTGGATGTAACCGCCTCTAAGCCGATGGGAGATTACTTGCTCGTTACCGCTGCAGTCCTCAAAGAGGTATCACTTGTCGAGAGTGCCGCCTTTTCTAGTGCATCAGTAACGGATATTGCCGCTGCTCGTGCAGCTCTCGAGGCTGCTACAAGTACAAAAGAAAAAACCACTACTATTTCTACGACTATCGTAGAGATCGAAACAGAAACAGAAACAGAAATGGAGGAGGCCGTGACCACTGCCCCTGAAAATACACCGGATGAAACTCCGGTAGATGCACCGGCTGAGGCTGAAAAGGTCGAGGCTGCTCGTAAGATCATTCGTCCATCAGTACTAGACTCTCAGCGAGTCCGTACACCTATCGTATCTATGGCGACATACACAGAGCACAAGATCAAAGCTGCACTCGGTAGCGATGAATCACGTCTCTATGTAACTGCAGCCGATGATAGCTTTAGCACTAACCCTGCGTTCAACCCTACCCAGTACCTCTCAGAGTTTGTAACTAACACTCGTTTTGGTACACCTGCTATCGATGCTTGCTCACAGGGAACTCTCCCTCAAAGCGGTATGACGATTTCAGTACCCTCACTTGTTACCAGTGCCGGTGGAGGCTCAGGCGTAGCTCCTACAGTTACAGTCGAGGCTGAGGCCGGAGCAGTATCTAATACAGGTATGGTTACTGAATACCTCACAGGTACAGTATCTAAGTACTCAGGTATGAACACGATCTCAGTAGAACTACTAGAGCGCTCAGATCCTAATTTTTACGCAGAGCTAACAAATCAGCTACAAAACGCGTATCTAACCTCTATTGATACTGCCGTAGTGACTGCACTACTCGCAGCTAGTACAGCGGCAACAGCTACTACAGCTGATAGCGATGGAGTTATCGCTTTTAGCTCACAAGCTGCAGCAACTATTTACAAGAACACCGGTTATTTTGCTCAGAACTACGTAGGAAATGCCGCACAATGGCAGCTACTAATGGGCGCGACCGATACCACAAAACGCCCTATCTATAACGCTATCCAACCAATGAACGCAGCCGGACAGGTAGGCCCACAGTCTATCCGCGGTAACGTACTCGGCTTGGATCTCTACGTAGATAAAAACTTTACAGAAACCACAGTAGACGATGGATCAGCGCTAATTTTGGCTCCTGAAGCTTTTACCGTCTACCGCGGCCCACAAGCTTATATGTCCGTAAATGTTGTATCTAACCTTCAGGTACAGGTTGCAATTTATGGATTTATGGCAACGATCGCCAAAATGCCTAACGGTATCGTCCGCTACCTAAAGGCGTAAGTAAAAAACTAATAGTCGGTAGGGCTCTTAGCCCTTTGAGCCCTACCGGCCCTTTTTAAGATTGGAGTAAAGAGATGCCGGCAACTTACGTCACCGAGGCCGAGTTAAGAGCTAATTTGGGTATCGAAAATCTTTACTCTAGCGATATTGTCGAGACTTGTTGCCAGACTGCTCAAGATCTACTTAATCAGTTTTTATGGTTTGCATCAGCTCCAGTAGTGGGCGTAACACTGCAAAATAATATAGCTACTGCGATGATCGCTAATCCGATGATCTTTACGACGGGTCAGAGCGTTACTTTGAGTGGATGCGGCGCAACTTTTAATGGCACCTACACAATCACCGGTACGATGCCGTGGAGCGCTGGTACTACAAATCAAATACCTACCCTTGTATGGAACCCTTACTCTTGGAATTGGCCTGCCGGTTATAGCTTTATACAGTTTGCTAAAACTGCCGCTAACGTCAATTTTCAGCGCGTACTACCTTATGGCTCAGCCGTAGGAGCAGATACTAAAACCAATTCTTACGCTACGACTCCGGCTATCCGTGAGGCAGCGATGATCCTCGCAGTAGATATTTTTCAAGCCCGGCAGGTCAGCCAGACCGGAGGCGTGTCGATCGACGGGCTGAGCCCGTCACCTTACCGCCTCGGGAACTCAATGATCGGCAAAATCCGCGGTTTGTTAGCTGGCTACCAAAATCCAAACTCGATGGTGGGCTAAATGGCAGCCGCGATAACTACCCTACGTGCTTCACTAGCTGCAGCTTTAGATACTCCTAACTCTTGGAATACTTACAGTTTTCCACCTCCAACTATCACGGCTAATAGCGTTATCGTCGTACCCGATGATCCTTACATAACACCGAGCAATAACACCTACGCGACTATCTCGCCTATGGCTAATTTTAAGATTATTTTAACGGTACCGATGCTCGATAATCAGGGCAACCTAAACGGTATCGAAACCCTAGCGGTAGCAGTGTTTAATAAACTTGCTGCCTCTACTATTGTAATGAATATTGGCAGTATGTCAGCGCCTACCGTACTCGATGTACAAAGTGGCACGTTACTTACGGCCGATTTCCGTATCTCAATACTCACGAGCTGGAGCTAACAAATGCCATATACAGAGGACGACCTAAAGTTTTTGCGAAAGATTGGGCAGATCGTAGACGACTCTGCACCGGTCAAAGTAGCAAAAGAAAAACCAACACCAACACCAACTACTGAAAGCGAGGAATAGGTCAATGGCCGTATTCTTATCAAATGGAGTGGTCGTAACCCTTAACTCGGTAGACCTCTCAGATCACGTAACAAGCGCAACAATTAACCGAGTATTTGAGGAACTAGAAGTTACTGCTATGGGCGATAATGCTCGTAAGTATGCTAAAGGACTCGAAACCTCAACTATTACTCTTGATTTTCTTAACGATAATGCGGCAAGCGGTCAAGGCGCAGTAAGAGCTGCACTGCAGGCTGCGTGGGGTACTACGGTACCTATTACGCTAAAGCAGACAAGCGCGGCAGTCTCTACGACCAATCCTGAATACCAGAGCACAATTTTGGTAAACAACACCACCGACATTAACGGGGCCGTCGGTGATATCAGTAGCCAGTCAATTACGTTTACTTGTAATTCAGTAATCGTAGTAGACACCACACCATAACCAACTAGCAAAGGGGCAACAAATGGCACGACTCAAAATCAAAAGGGCTACCGGCGAGGTAACAGAGCATCAAATTACGCCGCGTATTGAGGTGGCCTTTGAGCTTTACGCTAAAAAAGGTTTTAGAAAAGCCTTTAGAGAAGATGAGAAGCAAGAACATCTTTATTGGCTGGCTTGGGAGTGTATTAGAACGTCTGGCGAGACCGTAAAAACTTATGGTCCAGAATTTCTCGATACGCTTTCAGAGGTCGAGGTCCTCGACGATGAACCTTTAAGCTAGGGCGAGATTCCCTAACCTATCAGGTGGCTCAGCTATCTATCCGGTTAGGGGTCTCGCCTCAAGCGATACTCGATCTCGATCACGAGATGTACAAAATGTTAATACAAGTATTAAACGATCAAGCTAAGGAGGCCGAGCAATATGCCAATAGAAGTAAAAGGCGCTAAGGCCACTATTAAAGCTATCCGTAAGGTAGATCCTGAGCTCTTAAAGAATATGAACAAAGAGATTAAAGCTGCGATGATCCCTATTCGGGACAAGGCTAGAGGATACGCACCATCGCCTCAGCCAGATAATCTTTATGGCTGGAACGAGAACACAGTAGGGCAAAAAATTACGGCCCGTAATTCGGCTTTTAGGACTTTTAATACTGAGGGCCGAGTACGCCTATTTCCGCTTTATGATTACGAGACAGTTAAAAAGGGTATTTACTACAAGTCTGGCGGTAGCGATCGTAATAAAAATGGCTGGAGAGCTTTGTACTTTGTCGCTAATGGCTCAGCTGCAGGCGCGATCTATGAGACCGCTGGCCGAGCCGAAACTACCTCGCGTAAGGGTTACCGATCCAATAACCCGGGAGCCGGTGAGCACTTTGTAAGCCGTATGGGGCCTCTCTATGGCTCTACCCGTGAGGAGCGCGGTCGTATGATTTTCAGAGCGTGGCACGAGGATCAGGGTAAGGCTCAGGATGCGGTGGTAAGAGCCTTAGAAAATACTATTAACGCCTTTAATCAAGGCTCATACACAAAGGCGGCATAAATGGTATCCAAGCTCCCTAGTATGGTCGTAAGCGCCGTTACTACTTTTGACGGTAAAGCCCTAGCTAAGGGCACAAAAGATATTAGCAGTTTTGCAAAAAAGGCCGCTGGGGCTTTAGGGCTGGCGTTTGGTACTACTGCAGTCGTAAATTTTGGTAAGCGGTCAGTTAAAGCTTTTGCAGATAATGAAAAATCGGCTACGCGTTTAGCTGGGGTAGTTAAGAATTTAGGACAAGCTTTTGAGTTACCCGGTATAGAGCGTAATTTAGATGAAATTTCAGCAAAGTTTGGTTATGAGGGAGAAGTATTACGTGAGGCTTTCCAAAAGCTTATTACTACCACCGGCTCTGCTACTAAGGCTCAAGAATTATTAAATCTTTCTTTAGACGTTGCCGCCGGTTCGACGGTCGATTTACTTACGGTAAATCAAGATTTAGCGGCGCTTTACGCAGGCAATACTAAAGGACTAAAAAAATATAACCTCGGACTTACTGCGGCTGAACTAAAAACTATCAATTTTGAGGATGCCGTAAAGCTCCTCGGTAAAACCTTTAAGGGATCAGCCGGCCAAGAGCTTACGACTTTTTCTGGCAAAATGCGAGTGCTCGGTGAGGCAGCAGGCAACGCTCAGGAGATTATCGGTACGGGTTTAGTAGATGCTTTTGGTTTACTTTCGGGTGAGGCTAATAACGTAGATCCTCTTGTAACCGCTATGACTGATATGGCTACTGCTATATCCGATGCGACAGTAGGTTTAGGTAGTCTTTTGGGCAAGCTCAAAGAATTACCCGGTGGCAGCTTTGTCAGTGGGCTAGGATTTCAAGGCATCATACAAGCCATCCCTATTTTAGGATCTTACATAAATATCCTTATAGAAGAAGGTAAAAAGGTTAAAGCCCTTAAGGGCCCTACTCAGGGTTATCTCGGATCTATGCCAGTAGGTATTTATGAGACACCGGCCGAGGCAGCAAAGCGCAGGAAAATACAAGAGGATGAGGCTAAACGCCAAAAGCAAATAGCAGCTGATAAAGCAAAGGCAGCAAAGCTAGATAAGCAAAAGATAGCTTTGACTAAAGCTGCAGCCACTTTTGATACTACTCGAATCTCCATAGCCGCAGCTCTTCAATCAACTTACGACAAAGAGACACGTTTACGCCTTGAGGCTCTTATGCTCATCGAGGAGGACAAAGGCGAGGCAGCTCTTAAAAAGATAGGCGAGCTCGCAGCTTTTCAGAAAAACGCCGATATGCAGCGCTTAGCAGGCGTAACCGAGATTAGTAACGCTACTCTGCAATCTCTCAATACTCAGCTGCTTACCGAACTCAAAGTTATTAACGATAGCAAAATGGCCGAAGGTGATAAAGAGCTGCAACGTGAGGAGGCGTTTAAGAAATATAACGCTGCGATAACGGCCGCCGGTACGCTTATGGCTCAAGAGGCTTATAACGAGCGCGTACAGATCCAACTTACAGAGATAGCCCGTTTAGCTGCTATCAGTAAAACCTATAACGCAGCCGCTACCGCTAACCTTTTACTTGAGTCGAGCGAGCTTTCAATGATTGACCGCATAGCTATAGCTCAAAAGGCGGCAGACGATCAGCGCCTAGCAGCTCTTAAGGAATACCAAAATCTATTAGCTGGTATTGGCGGCGGCGGAGGCGGCGGCGGCGGCGGTACCAATAGGCCGATGAGCTTTGTAGAAAACGGACCTTTAGGAGGTTTAGCTGCAGGCGTTATCGCTGGAGTGCTACCGACCCTATCTCAAATGCCTACCCTGAACGAGCCTGCGATTCCGTCAGGCTGGAACCCTACAATGGGCTTTCCCGGTCAGAGCGTAGAGGTAACAATTAACTCTGGCATAGGAGACCCTGAGGCTATTGCTCGTGCCGTCGAGGATGTACTTAATCAGTCTACATATAGAGGCACGTCGGTAAACCGAGGCGCAGGTAACTACATACTATGAGTAATTGGCTACCCGAGTGGAAAATCATAGTAGGGACTACCGTTTACGATAACGTGCTCAGTGTAAATATGGCTACTGGCCGAGATGATATTGATCTACAGTGCAACGCAGGTTACGCACGTATGGAAATTATTAACCTCGATAACTCAGCGTTTGATATTGACGTAACCGATTCTCTTACCCTCGAACTTAAAAATAGCGCCGGTACCTACATACCCGTTTTTGGAGGTGAGGTATCCGATTTTGGTATCTCGGTGCGATCTCCTGAGGAAACCGGGTTTATAACGATCGGTAATATATTGGCGGTAGGATCTCTAGCCAAACTTACTAAAGCCCTATTTCCCGATGCCTTGGCTAAAGATACCGACGGCGATCAGATATTTGACATACTTAACGAGCTGCTCATTAACTCGTGGTTTGAGGTAGCACCTGCCCTACAGTGGTTTAACTATGACCCTACGACTACGTGGGCTAATGCTGAAAACGTAGGGCTAGGCGAGATAGATCAGCCGGGGCTCTACGAGATGATCTCTCGAGGAGCTGATCCTGCTATTAGTTATAATTTATGTGCTCAGATAGCACAAAGTGCACAAGGGCAGATATACGAGGATAAGGCGGGGCGAGTCTGCTACGCCGATACCGACCATCGTACGCAGTATCTATCGACTTACGGTTATACGACTATCTCGGCTAACTACGCTATTCCCTCGACCGTTAAATCTATTCTGCAGATAGGCAAGATCCGTAACTCTCTAGTATTTAACTATGGCAATAACTACAATAGCCAAGCTACTGCCCTCGATGCTGACTCGATCGCTAATTATGGCCGCTATCAGCGTAGCGTTACCACTAATTTACATAATCTAGCCGACGTAAATACCCTTATGACTCGTGAACTAGGGCTCCGAGCGATCCCACGGCAGCAGCTACAAAGCATTACCTTTAGGCTCGATAACTCAGAGCTACCCGATGCCGAGCGAGACAAGCTTATAGATGCGTTTTTTGGTGAGCCCGTAGTAATTAACGATCTACCTATAAATATGTTTAATGGCTCCTTTAATGGCTTTGTAGAGGGCTTTGCTATTAAAGCTACTCCGGGTTATGTCGATCTAACCCTTACGCTAAGCCCTACAGATTTCTCACTGGTCGCGCCACAGTGGGCAACAGTTAGCCCGGGATCCCTAATATGGACCGGGGTAAATGCTACTCTTATCTGGCAAAATGCTTTTGGAGGTTTAACCTAATGGCAACTACTACCCCTAATTTTAGCTGGCCCGTACCTACGTCTACGGATTTAGTAAAAGACGGTGCTACCGCTATCGAGGCTCTAGGTGACTCTATAGATGCCTCGCTTGTTGATCTCAAAGGCGGCACTAGCGGCCAAGTACTAGCTAAAAACTCTAATACCGATATGGATTTTGTTTGATC